TATGATTATGACTAAGATTAAAGCTTTTGGAGTGTCTACAGTTGGTATCTTGTCTTATATACGTGATGTTATAAAAGGAGCCTTTCAGGGGCTCGTCGACATTGTCATGGGTATGTTTAAACCATTTTTTGACACCGCTTCATGGGCCAAAGATGGTTGGCAAGACTTTTGGAAGAGAACGAATGATGCTGCCGATGAAATATACGCAAATCAATGCGGAATAGTTATGAAAACAGTTTTTGTTGTGGCCTTGACTATGTTTATATTGTTTGTTGGACATGTGTTTAAAAGCACAGTTTTGTCTCCTCTTCTTTTTCTTGCTATTACTAGTATTGAAATGTTTGCAGGAGCACTTAATTCCGCACGAACTACTAAATTATGGTCTCGTGTTTTTCCGACTATTGGAGAGCATGAGGCCCAAATGGATTTTGGAACTGTTCGCAATATTTGTACTTTGGCGATTGGTTTGGTTTCTCTTCGTGACACCATGACCATTGTTAATCTTATGCAGAAGATGCCTGATGTTACTAAGTCTGTATCTTCTTGGTCGTGTTGGTTGGTAGATAAGTGTTGGATTTTTTTTACAGACAAGCCATTTTTTCTCGATACTGAACAAAAAGATGAGTTAGAACTGTATTGTAATAAGCTAGTAGAATTTTATAGAAATCCAGATAATCTTCGTTTAATGTTGACTGATGAACCGATGGGACGCTTAGTTCGCCAATTAGGGCGGCAGGCTCCTGGATGGAAGACAGCGTTAGCGCAGTTGCGTGGTATTGATAATAAGTGGTATAATCATATGAATACTCTCATGAGTAATATTATGACTCATGCCGAACTTGTGCGTACTACAGGAATAGCTGTTACTCAAAGGTGTGAGCCTACGGTGCTAAATCTTCAAGGGATGGGTGGTCAAGGAAAGGGCGCTTCCATGCAAATTTTTCCAAAAGCCGTATATGAAGTTGTACAAAAGATGCTACCTCAGTTGTATCCTGATCCCTGGAATCCTACAATGGTTTATACCAAAGCAAAAAATTCTGATTTTTGGGAAGGATATGATCAAAACTTTTGCGTCGTTCATGATGAGATGTTAGCGGTAGACGATCCTACTACCCGAGGTGAGCAATGTGCGGAATTTCTCAATATGGTGGATACTAATCCTATGTCATTAAATATGGCATTTGGTGCGAAAGGGCAAAATTATTTTACTAGTCCTTTTATAATTGTGGCTACCAATGCTACGGATAAATCCCTTCGATCCGAATCGGGCATGACAGCTCCTACATCGTTTTTTAGACGTAGGCATGTTAATGTTACAGTTTCTCGTAATGAGCATGTTGAGGATATTTTACAGAACGAATCTTATCAAAGAGCATGGTTTTATACTGAATATTATGACCCGGACCCAGCAAATGCACAACATCT